ATCGGACGATGAAAGGCTACAAGCCAGAAGCCATCTTCTTGACGTTCAGGCAGCAGCTATGCAGAGAGTTTTTGACTACGAGAAAGAAATGATTAAGGGCCAACACGCTATTGTTACCGCAGAGGCATCAAGCACAAACTGGCTTGCCGCGTCATGGAGACCTATTACTATGCTGACGTTTTTAGCTTTAGTTGTCGGTGACACCTTTGGCATGTTTGCTACGCCATTGCGAGACGAGGCTTGGGTATTGCTCCAATTGGGATTATCGGGCTATGTTTTAGGTAGAAGTGGGGAAAAAATAGCCAAGGTTTTAAAGCAATAAACCGTATATTTGGATAAACTTACAACATACTGTAGAATATACAACTATGACTCGTGACGATGCTTGGATTGGTGTTGCCGGAGAGTTTCTTGCCGCAAGCGTGCTGCAACGTCGATTTAAGACGATAGCAACTGCATCTTCATCAAGCCCTTATGACCTTATAGCAGAGAATTACTCGGGTGTTTTTTATAAGTGCCAAGTTAAGTCAACGTGGTACGTGCAAGAAGTTAACAATAGTTTTTATTGGCAATGGCAACCATCAAGATCAAATAAAAAGAGCTACGAAAGTAGTGACGTTGATTTTTTTGCTTTTGTAGCTCTGCCAGTACGAGCCGTGTATTTTGCAGTTACGCCCGATGTAAAAAATACTGTTTTTAGAATTAGAAAAGATTCTTTAGATGTTTCGGTTGAAGACCAGTCTTTAGAAAAGGTAATTAAAAATCTACATGAGTGATTACAAATATTTTTCATTAGACGAGTTTGTTTGCTCCGAAACGGGTGAGCAAGATATGTGCCCAGAGTTTTTAAAGGCGCTTTCTCACCTCCGTCAGATTTGTGATTTTCCATTTGTGATTACATCAGGTTTTAGAAGTAAAAATCACAGCGTTGAAAAAGCAAAAAAAACACCGGGCGTTCACAGTCAAGGGATTGCTGCTGATATAAAAGTATCTGGAGGACAGCAAAGACTTGCAGTACTAAAACACGCATCTGCAATGGGAATGTCAGTCGGCGTGGCTAAATCTTTTGTGCATGTGGATACTCGTAAGACTCCAGCGATGTGCTGGTGCTATTAAAAACAAACAAAGTAGGCAAACCAAATGGGTCTCGAAGCAAATACTAGTTCAACATATATTAACGGGTTAGTCGGTACAAATCCTACAACCTCTGATCCGCTCAGTGAAGGTGACAACCACTTACGTCTTATCAAGGACGTTTTGCAACGATCTTTCCCCGCCATAACAGGGGCGGTGTCTGTCTCGCACACAGAAATTAACACTGGTATAACTGACGTATTTAGCGCCACTAATGCTGCAACGCCGTCTAGCCTAGTAAAGCGTGCCAGTGATGGCAGCTTTGCAGCTTCCGTAATTAACTCTAACCTTGTTGGTAATGTAATTGGTGATGTGCAGGGAGATGTGTACGCGGGTAATGGCGTTACTAAAATTGTAGACAACGGCACTGACGGCACGGACGCACTCTTTACCGGAAATGTTACCGGAAATGCTACAACAGCATTATCTATAGAAGTTGATGGTGCGTCAGGCGATCAAGAACACCGAATGATATTTGGTGAAAACAATGATGGTAGTAACGCGCCAGAGTATCTGTACAAAGATTCAGAAGCCAACTTTACCTACAACCCATCCACTAACACATTAACCGCTGGCACGTTTAATGGCGATGTTGCAATGTCAAACGTGACAGGGTTGGAAGCGGCATTAGCTTCGGCAGTAACATCGTCACTTTTAGCCGCTTGGCCTATTGGCTCAATTTACACATCCATTGCAGCAACTAACCCAAGCACCTTGTTTGGCGGTAACTGGGAAGCCTTTGGTGCTGGACGTGTAATGGTGGGTCTTGATTCAGGGGATACTGACTTTGATACTGTCGAAGAGACCGGTGGCGCTAAGACACACCAATTAACAATTGCGGAGATGCCAGCTCACAGCCACACATACACACTAGAAAACACGCGTGGGTCTGGTAGTCCCGGAGCTGAAGACGGAGATTCAAGCTTTAGCACACCAAACACAAGCACAGTAGGCAGTGGCGATGCTCACAACAACGTACAGCCGTATATCGTCGTTTATATGTTTAAGAGAATTGCAGATTAATGGCTTTTATTCCGCTTAGAAATATTGGCGCTGGCGGCATAGTAAGCGACCAAGACCCTTACGACCTTGAGCTTACACAGTTTCCTGTTGGCAACAACGTCAGTTTTCACGAGGGGCGCATCGGTAAATCTTTAGGCTATAGTTTAAAATTTAACACAACTTACGCGCCAACTCACGTTCAAGGGTGGATGACGGATTCTGCTAATTTAATTATTGTCGGAACTTTAAACAAAATTTTTAAGTACGATGGCTCTGCGCTGACAAATGTATCGAAGACATCGGATGCATTTAACTACACCAACAGCCCTCGTTGGCAGTCGGCGCAATTGGGTACTGCCGTAATGATGAATAACGGCTCTGACGTTCCGCAATTTATGCAACCCGATCAAAATAGATTTCAAGACCTTACAGCGTGGCCTTCCGGCGTTTTCACACAATGTTTAAAACCTTATAAGTCGTTTCTCATTATGGCTGGTTATGAGGGGTCAAGTACAAAACACCCGTTTACCGTCCGATGGTCTGATGAGTATGAGCCAACTGGCGTACCGTTAGACTATTCAATAACCAGCACAACAAATTTAGCTGGAGAGAATACGCTCGGCGGTAACAATGGCGATCTTATTGATCAACTAACGCTCAATAACTCGCAAATAATATATGCCGAACGCGGTGTGTTTGCGATGGATTTTATCGGCGCACCGCTTGTGTTCTCATTCCGAGAGGTTTTTAGCGATGACGGAATTATAAATAGAGGTGCTTGTGCGTCGTTTATGGGCAAGCATCTAGTGGTTGGTAACAATGACATTTATGTACACGACGGCAATCAAAAGCAAAGCATTGCCGAGAAGCGTGTAAGAAAAACTTTTTTTAACGCATTGACTGACACTCGAAGCGTTTACTGCCAAACGGTAAACGACAGGTCTGAAATTCTAATTTGTTACGCTGATGTCAACGCGTCTAACTCCCAAACTGCTAACAGGGCGCTTGTTTACAATTGGGAGCAAAATGCCTTTACGTTTAAAGATTTGCCCGATCTTCGATCTTTAACAGTGTCCGATAAAGTTGGCGTTACACAAGGAGAGTGGGACACAGTAGTTGGTACTTGGAGTAACACAACTAGCTATTGGGCTAACGTGTCGCAAGACTCAGAAGCAAAAGCTTTAAAGCTTATTGGCGCAGGATACTCAAACTCAAAAGTTTACACGATGAACGACACTTACGCTGCAAATGACACAAATATCATTGCTACGTTAGAGGCAACAAAAATAGATCTTGATCAAGTTTTAGGAAAAGCAACAAACACTATTAAAAAAATTAACGGAATATTACCTCAAATAGAAGGTCAGGGAACTGTTGAGATCAGCGTCGGTTCAAGTATGTCGCCACAGGATGGTGTTTCTTGGGGTGAGCCTCAAACCTATAACATAGAATCGTCTTATAAAATTGACGTTAGGTCGTCTGGTCGATATTTAGCGTTAAAGGTAGAAAGCAATAGCGCGTCTGATTACTGGCGACTAACCGGGCTAGATATTGACGTTAGTGAGGTGGCTGCACGATGAGTTATGTGCCAACAACCTCATCGGCTCAGAGCTTGCCAGATTTTAAAAACTGGATAGCCGGTGAGCTTGTGAGGATTTCAAACAGTTTCACAACATCAAAACAAACTTTAAACATACCCGTCATCAATGCAGCACCCGCAAAGCCACAGGTTGGCGATGTTGTATTTGCAGACGGCACTAACTGGAACCCAAGCGGAGGTCGTGGACTTTATTACTACGACACAAGCTGGGTCAAAATAGCATAGGTATATATCATGGGATTGTTTAGCTTCGGTAAAAAGAAGTCTGAAAGTAAATCAAATTCGTCTACATTTGTTGATCCGAACCAATCACCGTACTTGCAGGACATCTACGGTCAAGCGCAGCAGCTCAACGCTCAAGGTATGCCTGTTGAGGGTGTTGCGGGTATTAACGGCATGTTGGGTAATGCGCTCGGTAATGCCTATGGTGTTGGCTCTAACATGTTGGCCGGTGGCGCTAATGCGTCTCAAGGCACAGGCATGGCGTTAAACTATGCGGGTGGCGCTATGGGCGGCAACGCTCAAGGCGGCATCAACACCGCAATGGGCGCTGGACAAGGCATGGCTAACATGACCAATATGATGGGAGCCGCTAATAATGGTGGTTTTAACGCCGCAAACGCGGGTCAGTACATGAACAATGATGTCCTTAACAGTCAGATAGATGCTGCAAGCCGAGACGTTATGCGTAATTTCCAAGAGAATGATCTTACCGGCATCGCGTCTAACGCCGCTGGCACAGGTAACTCTGGCTCCAGTCGGGCGGGTGTTATGGCTGGTATTGCTGCACGAGGCGCGGGTGATCGAATTGGTGATATATCTGCAAGCATGAGAGGACAAGCCTATAACACTGGTCTTGGTATTGAGGCTAACAGAGCAGCTCAAAACGCTGGGTTTCAACAGCAAGCTAACCAATCAAACCAAAGTGCGTACAACAACATGTTGCAGTACGGCACGGGCATGGGTCAAAACGCTTACAACACTAACCAGCAAAACCAACAGTTTGGCGCGTCGATGGCTCAACAGTTAGGGCAGCAAGGTTACAACAACATGATGGCTGGCGTTGGAATGCAACAGGGCGCTGGGCAGTACATTCGAGATTACGACCAGCAACTTCTTAATAATCAGTACCAGCAAGCCATGTCTCCGTTTAACAGTCTAAATTTCTACAGCAATCTTGTTGGTGCCCCAAACAACTTGAGCGAGTCAGAGTCATCAGGTAAATCTAGTGGCTTTAACATGAGTGTAGGTCCGGAGGAGTAATGAGTATTTTTGATATTTTTACAAATAAGGCGGCGTTGTCAGAAAGCGACTCATTTGTTGGTGCGCTGGACACAGGATTAGAGGAATACAAGGCTCAACTTGAGGCTATGCCAGCTTTTCGTCCACAAGTTAATGATAAGGGCGAGTTTAATCAAAAGCAATTGCAGTACGCTCAGAACAACTTGATCCATGACGGAAATGGCGGGTATTACTCTCCAGAGCGAATGGAGAAATTACAAAAGTACAATCAGCTACAAGCGGTAAAAGATCAGCAAACAGCGGCATACGAACGAAAGTTAAATAACCCACTTTTTAACATAAAGGACTTAGGCGCTGACATCTTTAGAAACACCGTTACCCTTGTACCTAACATGCTTTCAGGGTCAAAAGGTTATGACCCAAGCCAGCGCGAGACAAGCAACTACCGGACTGCAATTAGCGGCCTTGTGCAAAAGCAACAGGAAGCGTTATCGGGTCTTAGCACTGCAAGAAAAGAAAGAGCGCAAGCATTTATTGGCGGCATTCGTAAGCCCGTTGGTGTTCCTACTCAAACTACCCAAGGGCTCGCCATAGCTACGACAGACTCAGAAGCTGGCGGAGTAGATATGCAATTTTTGACGGATGCAGCCGGTAATCCCGTAATTAAAAACGATATAAATATGATTGATTTGGGCGGCGGCGGCGTAGGTGCAATTAATGCTAATGACCTTAGTGCTGGAGTAAACGAAATTGTTGCTCGAGAAGATGCGACAAGTGCAAACGCTAATTCGGCTGCGGCGCAAGTTGTTGCTACGGGTATAGCAGAGGATGCGACACAGGCAGTTATAAACCTTGAAAATACTTTGGATAGTGCAGAGGTCATGAGTGCTTTGTTTAGCAGAATACGCAACCACAGAGGGCGAGAAGCTGTTCTTGACAGTCCTCTTGGAACACTAAATCCAATGCTAAGAATTCCAAACACCGCAGAGCTTGATTTTAACGCTATCCTTTCAGAACTACAGGGGGATGTGTTTATGACGGCGTATCAAGGGCTGAAAGGCAGCGGTCAAATTACTGAAATTGAGGGACAAAAAGCAGAGCAAGCCATTCAGAATATGACTCTGAATCAAAGTAAACCCCAGTTTATGGAAAGCTTATCAATACTTGAAAATATTGTTATGCAAGCCACTGAAAGGGCTAAAAACAAAGCCAATAAGTTAAAGGTCTCAAAAACATCTACGGGCGTCACTTACCAAATCGTTAATGAGTAAAAGGGTTCAGAAAAATGCCAAAAATAGTCATTGGAAATAACTCTTTTCTTGTTGATGAAAGCTTTAACGCTTTACCCGATGAGCTTAAAGAGGAAACCATTAACGAAATGGCTGCAAGTGTGCAGTCTTCGCAAAGTTTAAATGGTTCAGAAACCCCTGCTCAAAAGCAAGATCGTATTAATCAAGAGGTCTTGCAGTACGGGCGCATGATGGAGCGACAGGATTTAGATCAGGCGGTTTCTGGCATGAATCCACTGCACAAGTTTGTAGCCTCTGCCGGTGTTCAAGTTAACAAGGTTGGCTCTGGTATCGCAGACCTTATGGGTATGGGTTCTGGTGAAGAGGGCGCTCGTCGCCTTGAGCAGACCAACGATGCTCTCGCAGCAGACTCACCGGCTTTAAACATGACCGGGAGAATGGCTGGCGGTGTTTTAATGGCTGCGCCATTAGCCCTTGGAGCCGAGGCCGCTATCCCAGCAGGGTTAGGCATGATGGGTCGTGGCGCTTTGGCTACTGGACTAGGCGCTATTGAGGGCGGTGTTGAGAAACCGTTTAGTGACGAGACGCGAGTTAGTAACACGTTGATTGGAGCGGCTGCGGGTATGGCCTCAGAGCCTTTATCTATGGCACTGCAAGCAGGGCTTAAAAGAATTCCGTTTGGAGCTTTAGCTGATTTTGCAATAGGTAAAAGCAACTCTGTAAAAGAGAGTATTGAAAAATCAATGCGTGATGCCGGTATGGATTACAGCGCCTTAAAGCCTGAAACCAAAAAAATACTAGAGTCAATAAACCGCGCTGACGATGTAGATGTTGCCATCAAAGAGGCAATGGAAACGGAGTACGGCTTTAAGCTAACAGCCGGTGAGCAAAGCGGTGACTTTACACAACTATCAGCGGAAAGTTCAGCGGCGCGTCAGTCACAAGCCGCTGGCGATTTAATGCGTGATTTTAAAATAGAGCAAAACCAAGCCATAACAGAGGCCGGTGACCGCATGGCTCTTGAGGCCGGCGGTGAGATACAAGGTAATGAGCAAGTTGGTACTGTTCTCAAAGAAGCATTAATATCTGCTAAGGGAGCTGACAAGAAAAATTACCAAGCTCTATACACCGCCGCAAAAGAGATGGCTGAAAACAATGGTATAGACATGCCACTTGATCAGTCAGTGATTGCCGATGCATTTTATAATGTTGCAAGAGAAAGCGTTAGCACGCACGAAGGGCTACTTAAAGATATAGGTCGTGAGCTGGCTCGTCTTGATATATTAGACCCAGAAGAATTTGCTAGGGACATACCTTTTAGTATTCCTGATCTAGACACAAAGGCGCTAGGTGTTGATAACGCTGAAGACTTTATGAAGTTTTTAAACAGTAAGTATTCAGCCAGCGACCCCGCTGGCAACAGAATATTAGCCATGATAAAGGACGCTGTTGAGTCTAACGCTGACGATGTTATCGCAAGGTCACTTGACACTGTGGATGGAGTAGCTGCTAGAGAGTTTTTAGATGTAGCCAAAGCAGCGCGTGCCGCCAATAGAAGCTATCGTGGACTGTGGGAAAACAAAGATGTATTGCAGTCACTTACAGGCTTAAAGAATCAAAGCACAGAGCCTTTAAAGACTGCAAGTGATGTTGTAAAAGTTATCATGCAGAAGCCAGAGAACGCTCGTAAAGTTATCGCAGAACTGCAAAGCCGTGGAAGTGAACAAGCCGTTGCTGATTTAAGAACCTACGTCTTAAAAGACATAATGGAAGGTTCTATAAACCCAAATGTCCCGGTAGGTGACTTAGGGTTCTTTAGCGGCGCTAAATTAACAAACGGCATAAAGAAAAACAAAGCATCTTTAGAGGCTATTCTTACACCCGAACAAATGTCACAGCTTAAAGGCTTTGAGGTTGGCGTTGGTAAGGCTACTAACAAACCAGCCGGTGCGGTCAATCATTCTAATACAGCAAGCAAGATCGCAGATATGATATGGAACGGTGTGAGCCGAATACCTGTGGCTGCACCACTAGCAGGGATACGAGAGATCGGCGCAAATAGAACTATAAAGCAAGCGTTAAAGTCAGGCCGAGAGCCTGTTGATCACATTCTTAAATTAGACGGTAACCATGTGAAGCTTAACGCCTTACTGCGTCAAGTTATTAGTCAAGACAAGTTTACCAGTGAATCAGCACTAGCTGAGTCGGAGTAGTATACCAATGGGAATTTTAAACGCTGTCCGAGCTGGGTTAGAGGAAGGTGCAAAACGAATCAAAGCCTACCATGGCTCTCCACATGATTTTGATAAGTTCTCAACTGAGAACATTGGAACCGGTGAGGGCGCACAGGCTTACGGTCACGGCTTGTACTTTGCGGAGCGTGAAGGTACTGCTGAAGCTTATAAGACATCCGGTAAAACAAAAGGATCAATGTACGAAGTTAATATTGATGCGTCGCCAGATGAGCTGCTTGATTTTGATGCGCCTTTGAGTGAACAAAGTGATTATGTAAAAAGTAAATTACCGCAAGAAGTCTTTGATTATTTTAAAAACACAAATGATCCCAGAGGTATTAATTTAGTTAACGACAACCCTTTGGTGCCGAATAGGGCAATGATTCGTGAGCCTGAGTATGCATCGCAAGCCGCTGCTAAGTTAAATGATTTAGGTATTAAAGGCATTAAATACACTGATGCTCAAAGCCGATTTTCTGGAGGTGACAAAACCCAAAACTTTGTCATATTCGATGACAAGACTGTTGAGATTGCTCGTAAATACGGCGTATCTATGCCAGTAGCTGGAGCGATCCTTGCTGGGTCTCTAGCCCCCGAAAATGCAGAAGCGGGGGTGGTTTCAGAGGGCGTACATTTAGCGCAAAGAGTTTTGGAACTTGGCATTTTAAAACCGCAATCTGCGGGGAACCCTACCTCTGTCAAGACTGCAATTACTAAATATAATAAATTTATGAAAGAGAGTCCGGCGTTTGCAGATAGAGAGCGAAGAGCTTATGCAGAGGACTTTAAAACTATTTTTAATGAGGCTGACATAGCTCCTAAACAAATCATAACGCCTGAGTCATTAGTAGGTAACACCATTACGCCTGTAAGGGGTGACCGAAGTAATATTGGTCAGTTATCGCAAGTAGGCGGTATCCCTGTTGACGTGCCTGTCGAGGGCGGCGTTAAGTTTAGCCGTCAACACGGGGGGTGGGCATCGTCAGAAGGTATAGCGCGAGGTCAGCACAACAAACACATTGCGGCAGCAAACGACACAGAAAACGACGTTTATGGCGTTTACAACGCGATGGGCGTTGATTCTGTAAACTTTAGTACGCCAATCGCAGAGGGAATGATGCAACAAATCCCCGCACTTAACCGGCTGGCAAAGACGGACATAAAGGTGTTTGATAAAGACCTACGAAACATTAAAAAAGTTGTAACAAAAAAAGATGGATCTAGAAAAGTATCATATCCTTATAAAGATTGGGTTGGCCTAGATCACCCAGACGCAATGGATCAGCTAATGGGTCAAAACGGATACCCAAGTGTAGGTGCGTTAAGAACAGCATTCTCAACAACAATGGGTAAAGCCGCTTACCGTGATAAAGGTTTTCCAACATATGGTGAATTAGTAAAAGCCGTTGAAGATAAAGATTTATCAAACTTAAATCTTGGTGACGCCGGGCACAGTTTTTATAAAGTTGATACGTCACAAGGCGTGCAACCTTTTAGTCAGCACAAATCATACGACACTTTAATGCCCGGAGAGTATGCGGGTGGCTTAGAGCAATCAATTCCTTTTGATGTCATGTTTCCAAAAAGTTTTGATAGATACACTAACTCAGGTAAATTTTTACCA